CATGAAGCTGGCTGGGAAAAGATCATGGCTCAATCCAGTGACAACAGCTGGAAGGACGAGGCATGGACAATACTGTTCATCGTTATAATAGCAATGTGCTTCATTCCTTATACCCAGCCCTTCGTTGAAGGCGGGTTTACTGCTTTGTCTCGCACACCTGATTGGTTCCAGTGGGCAATGTACGCCAGCATAGGCGCATCATTTGGCATACGCGGCATCAAAGGGTTTCGTAAATGAACAAAGACAAATTGCGTGAAGAGATAGCAGAGGATGAGGGCTGTAAGTACGAGATATATCTAGACCACCTCGGCCTGCCAACGTGCGGTATCGGGCATTTGATTACAAGCACAGATCAAGAGCACAACAAGCCTGTCGGTACAGTAATCGAACAGGAGCGCGTCAAAAACTTATTTGCTCTCGATATGGCTGTGACTGTGGATGAGTGCAAAGTGTTGTACCCAAACTTTGATGAGCTGGAAGAAGAGTGTCAGCATATTATAGCAAACATGATGTTTAACATGGGCCGACCCAGGCTGTCTAAATTCAAAGGCATGAAAGCTGGCGTTGATGCGCGAGACTGGAACGCCGCAGCTGACGAGATGGTTGATAGCCGCTGGTATACACAAGTGCCTAATCGAGCCCGGCGTCTGGTTGACCGCATGAGAGCATTGGCTGATGGCGGTTAAAAAGAAATCTGTAAACCTGTCTGTTGGCCGGGGCGAGAAGCGCACGGTCAAGCAGGGTGGTGGGCTCACCGCAAAGGGCAGGGCAAAACATAACCGGGCAACAGGCAGTAAACTAAAGGCGCCAGTCACCGGCAAAGTAAAAGCAGGCAGCAAAGCAGCTGGCCGGCGTAAGAGCTTTTGTGCGCGTTCTAAAAGCTGGACCGGGCCAAGAGGAAAGGCCGCAAGGCGTAGATGGAAATGCTAAGGAGATGCACATGGCGTATGGCAAAAAGATGATGAAGAAATCAGGCATGAAAAAAGCAGGGCTAAGCGCAAAGCAAAAGACATTGCCTGCATCATTAAAAAACAAAATTATGAAATCAAAAAAGAAAGGCAAGTAAATGGCGCAGGGTTTGTATGCTAATATTAATGCCCGAAAAAAAAAGGGAATCAGCCGCAGCAAAAAGAAAAGCACCATCAGTCCAAAGGCGTACTCGCTGATGAAAAGGGGCTTTCCAAAGAAGAAAAAATAATCTGTCGTTATGGTTTTATTGATGACCAGATGCCTGGCTGGCACATGACCACAATGTCCGGCCATCACGGCGCGCTCGGACGCGCCATATTTACGCGCTCGGTCACAAACATCACAGACATTTTGTGACCTGGGTCACAACTGGGTCACAGACTGGGGGGTATATCATGGTATATTATGGTATATGCTTGACCCGTAACCTACTATAATATATCGTTTTGGCTCATGCTAAGACGTTTTTTTTCAGGTTCGAGTCCCGTCACTCCCGCCACATAAGTCGTTGAAAGCATTAGCTTTTGGCGGCTTTTTTTGTGCCTGGGTCACAAATGGGTCACAAGAATAGTGACCGGGTGCGGGTTTTTTCCCTTGAATTTGACGGAATACGTCATTATATTCTACTTATAGAGTCAAGGGGAGATGACGAAATGTATATCGAAATAAAGGAAATCAAATCTCGTACGAAGGTTGGCAAGGCTGCTTGGTGTGTGGATACACGCTCGCTCATAGAGAATGGAAAGCAGCGCTTCTTTGCAACAAAGCAACAGGCAAAGGCTTATACTGACCACCTCTCATCAGAGCTTACAAATTCTAGTGAATCTTGGGACTGGGACTTTCAAAAACTAAAAGACAAATTTGTACAGCATTTAGAAAAGGCTTATGAAGATGGTGAGATTAGCCGCTCTTCTCTCAAAGAAAAACAGCGCCACAGTAAAGCCTTTATCTCGTTGCAGCTAGACAACAAGCCGCTCGCTAAGGTTAAAGTGCGCGACCTGACAACTGGGGATATACGCCTTCAGCTGGTAGACCAGATTAAGGTTGGGCGCACAGTCAAGACCGTTAAGAACATTTTAGGTAACGTGCGTGTGATGTTCGATTACTCGCTTGATTGCGGGTGCAGAAACAGCAACCCAGCTGTCGGCGTAAAAGCTAAAGGCAGTAAGAGCAAATTCAAAGGTTTGGATAAACGCATACAGCCCGAGATTATTGAAACAATCATCGCTCACATGCCTGAGCCGTGGGCCTCTCGCGCGCGATTTGCTGCAACAACTGGCCTGCGTCAGGGCGAGCAACGCGCACTCCTTTGGTCACAAATAGACCTTGAGGCAGGGTATATTCACGTTGACAAAGCTATCAAGCATAGAGCAAAGGCAGGCGACCCCAAAACAATAAATGGTTTCAGAAAAGTGCCAATGACCCCAGACGTAAAACTCTCGCTGCAAGAATTGTATCTTGCGAAGGGGCGCCCAGCGCCTGACAAGGAGGTCTTCCCAAGCACAAGAGATAATGTGCTTTCTGATAGCCGCTTTCTTGCAGCGATACATGCAGGGTGTGATGCGGCAGGCGTTGAGCGCATCCGCTGGCATGACCTCCGGCATTATTATGCCAGCCGCATTTTGCAGGCGTTTGACAATGACTGGTGGACTGTCACAAATCTCATGGGCCATAAGGACATTAAGACAACCGCAAACACTTACGGACACTGGCTAGAAACACCAGAAAAAGATGCAGAGATTTCTGCTGGTATTGCTGCGGCGTTCTAATAAAGCAAAGGGGCGCATCAGCGCCCCTTCTTCTTGTCTTCCTTCACATGATAAGGGTCTATCTTATCGCTGTGCTCATAGCCCTCGTATGAGCTGAAGACGTGCGTTTCAGCGCGCCCCAAACGAACATGTTTATTTGGCTCATTCTCAGCAGCCGGGTCATCAACAAACCCCTCTTCTGACTGAGGCACATAAACTAAAGGCTTGTCTTTATCGTCCGGTGGCTTGTTCATCTTTCTCAATCCCTAGAAATTTATCGAGAACATCCCTAGCCACATAAATTTTTTTGCCGCTGCGGACAGTTTGCAAATCGTTGTTCTTTACAATCCGCAATGTGCGCTTGTATTCAGAATCATTTGCCTCACCAAAAAGATACAACGCTGCATCCTTAACACTTAAAAGCTTACCATCCATTTGAATCACCACTAGGCTGAGGCGCTGCCGGCGCAGGGGCGCCAGGAGCAGGGGCAGGGGCAACGCTCATAGAGCCGTCGGGCTTGTTGACGAAGAGCTGAAACGACAGCACCTTTTTAAACTCTCGCACATCTTGTCCGGGCGCTCGCTCTGTCACTGTAACCCCGAGCTCAACCCCGGCATCAGCCAGCTGGCGATAAAGATCCTCACAGGTTTGTTTTTGCTCAGCCGTCATAGGCGTGAAGCTGCGCGTTGTCTCGTTCCATTCTGTTCTAAACTGCAAGAAGGCTATGCCCCGATATTCAACCGGCTCGCCATCCATATCAGCAGCAATTACGTTATTTCTGAATTTTATTTTAGCTCGCGAAAAGTGAGGCATTATCTTACTCCTGTATTAAGTGATTCATAGTGTTCGTTGTAGTGGTCAAACAGATCAGCATAGAGCTCGCGGTCAGCCTCTTGCAGGTCTTCGCGCTGTTTCTTAGAGTTGCGGCCCCAGGCTTGCAATGCGCCAAGGTTCACCATTTCTTTTATCTTGTTTTTTTCTTGGTCAACCCAGTCACGCCACGGGTTATCGTGGAACGGCACTTCTTGGAGTGCCGGCGGTGGCGGGGGTACAGCTGGCTGAGGATCTGGCTGTTGTGGTTGCGGCGCTGCTGGCATGTTAGCTGGCCGGCTATTCTTAAAATCATCTGCCTCATCTTCAGAATAAACAAACCCGGCCACGCCAATCAGCTTTAGAATCACACGGTCTTTCGCGCGCTTCTCTGCCATGGCGTAGGGGTAGCTGTTCTTGTTATTGTAAGGCGTCGCCTCACCGACAGACCATTCGACCTGGTCACCCAGCCGGCCACTGACTAGCATCACAACCTTTTTGGATTCGGCGTCTGCCTCAATCATGGTGGGCGCATCAAAGCTGATGCGTTTATGCGCCGCCACTTGTTCGAGCGCTTTATGCAAGGCAACCGGGGTGCCGTGACAATCCCAAGTGGCTTGCTCTCGGGTCAGACCAATCTCTTTAAATATATTTATAAGTGCTTCTGGTAGGTTAGCCATTCATATTCTCCAAAAATTCAGTGCCAGCTGGCGTTATTTCCCAGACAACTTCTTGCCTGCCCCGGGCGTTCTTTGCGCGCGCTCCGCTATCTTGCGCGAGCCCCATATTTTGCAGCTCTGTCAGCCGAGGCTTGACGCTGTAGAGCCAAGCATCCATCTTGTCAGCAACCTGACTACCAGTTAGGCCGGGCTGGGCTGAGGCGAGGCTTTGCAGGGCTTTGAGCCTCAGTCCAGTTACTTTAGGTGCGATGAACTCAGCGGCCAGCCGCTCAGTATCCTTGGCGTTTTTATGAACATTCGGGCCTGGGTTTCCCGGCCAATCTAATAAATCCTGCTGCATCATGAAGCGCTCCATAGTAGGGGGTCAGGGAAGCTGACAACCAGCAGCACATATGTGAAGGCCATCAGTCCGAAAAAAGCGATTGTTGTAAGGATCTCTGCGACCCATTCCTTGAAGCTCATGACACACTCCATATTTTTTTTGCTTCGGTGAGGTATGCCTCGGGCTCATTCCAGCAGAATTTACTGAAATCAGGAGACACTAGGCTGAACAGCTCTTCTTTATTGCGTGCTGCTCTCAGAATATTTTCTGTAGTTTTGTGAAAAAGCGTGATGTCATTCACAACATCTTGCAGATAATCATCGCGTAGCTCGGGCGTGTTATCGGGCGTAAAGACACGGTAATCACTCGCATTTGCATAGACCAAGAAGGGCGGCTGGTGTCCGTTCAAGGCCCAGAACCCGGCGACCTGATAGACATTATTCATATCAAACATGCCGGTCAGCGAGCTCGGTAGATTGCCGGCTTGCCAACCTGACTTCGAGCGGGTGCTTGGCCGTGACCATTTCGTCTTGAGGTCGCCCCGGTTGGCATAATCAGGCAGCGTCATATGCGGCACTGCTGTGCCCGGCAGAGCGCCGAGCAGCTGCTTCTCACCCAGTATAAGATTTTCGCGCGCCATAGCCTCGAGCAAGCCTTTAATGGCGTGTTCTATGACAACGGGCAGCTCTTCTAGGTATTTATCTTTTTTGGTTTGGTCTAGGTCATTCGCCGGGCGGTAGGACTGCATCTGCTCAACGCCGGCTAGCGTGGCTGTTGCTAGGTCTAGCGTGTCTGAGGCGCCGTCTTTGACAAGGTAGAGGTCACAAGCTGTCTGCGTCGCATTACCTGCTTCCATATTACTAGAGCGGTTAGTGGACAAGCGAAACAGCACATCCTTAGCCAGAAGCCTTTCGGCGTCTGTTGATGCGGGGTTCTTGAGGGTTTCAAAAGCTGCGTTTACCTGTGGGCGAACATGAGCTTTATCATAAAGAGCTTTTGCCCTGTCTTTCGAGCGTGGATTCGAGTGATGCCAGTAATGGTGCCTGCTGGCCCAGTCAGGTGCGTCATGTAACATTTCATTATCTCCCATGTCATTATGGGAAACAACGTATCATCACATGACGAAATACGTCAAGCCTACTTATCGTAAATTATTTTGATGTCGCGTAGGTCGGGCCGGAACGCTGCGGCGAGCGAGGGCGTTGCCCAGCGTAATTTTACGTTTTCTATTAAACGGTCCATGTATGGATTATAGACAGAATAAAGGCCGCGCGGCTGTGGGTACACAAAGCCAGAGAACAGCCGGTCGTTTGATTCTATGTCAGAAATGCCTTCTTGTGGGCCATCGAAGCAGACATAGGAATCATTCTGAAAGCAGTCTTTGCTCACTAGGTTATTTTTAACAGGCGAGTATTGTACGAACTCCACAGCATTTCTAAACATATTGTGCTTACCGTCATACTCATCATCAGCCGACCAAATGATTGCAGCCGTGTCCTGCTGTTGATAATTATGCATATACACTTTGCCCAGACGTTTTTTAACGGCAATCTCTCTTGAGATAGTGTTGCTTGCGTTCAGATGACAATGACCGATAATCGGGATTGGACGAGCGGCGAACAAAATATCGTAGGGCTCACAATCCAAGACTTTTGAATATAGCTCTGCCATTTCCATAGTAAGCTTTATCTTACCATGAATGTGTCGGCTTAGCGTCTCTGGCGTTACGTCTGCCATCCGGGCAACGTCTCTCTTTGATTTACCAGACCGCTTGATTGATTCGTCTAAATTATTTGGCATATTCATAGCGTACCACCTTGTCTGAAACAGTTAAAGCCATTTTTATTAGTTAAGGCACTAGACGCATGACGTCAAGGCATGTTATCAAAATAAGCATGATACTTGATACTTTTAGAAAAAATCGAGGCTGGTCTTATAGCGAATTAGCGCGTCAAGTCGGTGCTAGCCATGCAACCGTGGCTCGGCGCTGGTGCTTGGCGCACGACCACAAAGACCGGCTCATTCCAAACGAATTTTATATGGACCGCATTGTTTTGCTGAGCGCCGGGGAGGTCATGCCAAATGACTTTTACATCCGCCATGAGTGAAGATGAGCTCCAGAAACAGGTTGTGCAGTTCTTAAAAGTAGCGTTGCCAACCGGCTGCGTGTTTCATCACAGCCCGAATGAGGGGCGCCGGCACGTTAGCTTTAAAGTAAAGCTGGTCAAAATGGGCACGAAGTATGGCTGGCCCGACCTAGAAATATTCGTACCAAGCGACCAAGCCGTGCATGGCATGACCACCGCTATATTTATAGAGCTGAAAAGGCCGGGTGGTGGGCGCCTCAATGCAAATCAGGAAGAGATGCGCCAGCGCCTCATTCTTGCAGGCTGTCACTGGGGTTTGGCTCGCTCGGTAGAGCAGGTCTATGAGATCCTCGAGCAGTTCATCAAGAATCTGAAGGCCAAGCCATGATTTATGAGGGCGATGGCACATGGCATACGCGGCTGAGCTTCAACAGATGCCCGAAGTGCGACACGATGCTGCCTGACCGTCGTGGTGGTATTGTTGTTTGCAAGACTTGCAGTCTCGGCATTGCTGTTAAGGAGTGCAGCTACAAGCACAGCCTGGGCGAGTGCCGCGACGGCATGGTGCGAGAGCCTGACGGTGAGGGCTGTGTCCAATGGACAAGCTGCCATGTCTGCGCCGGCAAAGGGTGGACAGCATGAGCAGGATGACTGATACACAAACCCTTTTCAGTTTAGTTGGTTACAACAAAAACAACACTAGAGACCCGCATGATTTTTATGCGACCCCTGATTGGGCAACCCAAAAATTATTGGATTATGAAAAATTCACAGGGTCTATACTAGAGCCCTTTTGTGGACAGGGTCATATTTGCAGGGTTC